AATTACACACTCGGTCCTTCTGAGCATTATGTAGATGGATTTAACATTAAGCAAACTTTTCTTGGCTTCCTTACTAAACGATTGTTATATACTGTTCATCCCGAAATCCGCATTGGTAATCTTAAAATTGATAATGACATTCCCAGATCCTGTGATGGTATAACTTTATTACAGGAACAAATAGTGAAATATTCCAATATTGAACGAAATCTTGAAGTTGGTTTTGTGTGTGGTTCTGATACAACATTACGCCAACAAATTATTGATAGAATTAAGACTGAACGCCCAGAAATTAAAGATGTCGAAAGATGCGAGATTAAAGAAACTAATCATCCTAAAGCATTCCATCGCTATAAGACAATTTATTGTCATGGTGGAGCGGGTACTATGCAGACCATTATTGCTTGTGGTGCCGAAGCAATTAACGCTGATAATTCCTTAGATCGTAATTATTTTAGACCTTTAACCAAAGACGATTATGAAGAAAAATCTCCGTTACCCTGGTTAGTGTATCTTATGTACCTTTCCCGAACCCCTATTCCATTAAATTGGTTGTTCCAGTCTATCCCTTGTTTTACTCGCATCTGGGGTAAAAGAATTTTAATTCATTTGTTTTATACCATTATTAAATTGATTGTGATCCCTTGGCAGTCTTTCTCATATTTCAAATTCTGGATATTTTCTTTTGTTACTTTTGAACCCTTCGTCAACTTTGCTCTTCCTGTTTCTTTGTATTATAATCTTTTTAAGATTGCATCAGTTATTTGGCAGAATCCAATTATACTTATCTTCCCTGACTTAAGTCCTATGTGGTTATTTTTGTTCAGTATATATTCATTGAGGCACCATATTGCCCAAGATATTTCTTTTTATAACGACTGTTATAGAGAGAGAACATCTAGGTTCTGGATCCAAAATGAATATGTAAACATAACCGCTACTAGAGAACTACCTGGTCATTTGAGTATCATAGACAAAGAAACTGGAAATAGATACGAGGGCATGTTTATAAATAGGGTGGGACTTCACAAGGGTTTCTATTTTAAGAAACATGAAACTCCGATTTATCGGGAACGTTTCGCCTTTGAAGTACCTGTAATGGTAGATTTGACTGACCTTGAGACTGGCCTCGGTAAAACTGGTCTATATAGTTATGCCTTTAATTGTCAAACTCTACTAGCTCGTTCTCAATTTAAACATTCTCTTGTTGCAAATTTTATATTTTTCCTTTCTTGCTTTATCGGTCTAATTTTAACTGGCCTATGGGAGTTTGGTTTTATGATCGGTTTGTGTAAAACTGATACTGTTTTTCCTTACTTGGGACTTCTTGATGAAGCTAAGGAAGCAGAGAAACTTCACGTCGTATCACTAATAACCTCTACTACTAGACATTGCCAGACTTGCTTACTGGATGATCTTCTTTGTTCTTGTGCTATTGCTCTAGAAGATACCTTTATGACAAGAGAGTCATGTCTGTCCTTTGAACTTAATGGAGAAGAAAGAGACCAGCCAATTTTAAAAGACCTTGCTGATATTATATTTCCCGTTGTTAATCATTTTCAACTTGATCTTAAGTCATTGAATAGTTTTTCAGTAACTCCACCTTGTAATTATGCCCCCGGTATAGAAATTACGGGTTATACTATACCTAGTATTGGTTCTATATTTTTACAATTAAACCGTACTACGGAAGAAGTTATCGAGACGTTACTTCATGAATTAGTCCATTTGAAAATATCGGGTCACGGCCGAGATTTCACAGATCTATATAACCAGATTCTAGATTATTGGTTTAATATCCTAAAGACTAAAATATGTGCCACTAGGCTAGAAAAATTAGGACTCCATTATGTAGATAGAGCTTGTGATATTCGTCAAGACTTTCTTGGTATTAAATTTTATACCCCTGTCGAAGACAATACTACCGTAAACTATACTACTATTACTCAAATCGAAAACATTATAAAAACCCTAAATGAGCCACTGGGCCTCGAAGAACCAACTCCAGATCAAATATCGAAAGAATTAGCTACTTTAATATTATTATATGAATCCAGTCCTGATATTCTAGAGGACGGGGATCATCTTACTAGAGATGAGTTGGTTGATGCTGCTTTAGAATCTGTTTATACTAAATATTATCACACTTTGCCAGAAGACAAGTTAGCGGAAATTGTTGAAGCATGGTCCATAAAACCCTTTAATGATCGCACTCGCGAAGATTATCTAACTTCGGGTTTAAAAGGGTCCTGGTACAATTATATCGTCCAAGATCTAAATAAAGTACTTGAATTGATCTATGACATTATTCCTTCAGCGAAACATTTCGTTAATTGGTTAATGGATAAATTCCATTTTCTTGCTCAACATATTACTAACATTCTCCTGGAAGCAGGGAAGATTGCTCGGTTATTAGCGCAATTTTCCATGCAGGTTTGGTATGATTTTATTTCAGTTATCAACGCTATTATTGATATTGCTTGGCCTGAGGTCCACGCTCAGAGGATCAAAACCGTTTGGGGTCTAGCTGGTCTTATTCAAAGTCCATTTTTGTCTAAAAGATTAGCTGCCGAACAAGCAATTTCATATACATCCGCATCATTAAGAACTGATCCAATAACTGATCTTCAATGGACATTGGATAATATCAATGCTTTTTCAAATAACAATCCTATTTTTGTAAGTACTTTGGCTACTTATCTCAACCCTACTAAACCCGTAGATTATCATATGGGTCTACCCGTCTATTATATGGATGATGATCTTTATATATCCGACACTGTAATAGAGGAGGGTCAAACCCTCACCCCTTATGTTAATGTCGTTCCTTTAAAGACTATGTTTCCAGAAGATAAACACCATGAAATTGCCACTAGGCACGCTGAAATACGCAAAGAAATGGAACATGTCAAAATAGACAAATTTCAACGTAATGTAAGAATACCTCAACTAGCAACGGGTGAACAAGAAGCTCTTGCCTATGGTGTCGATCCTATAAATTATAAAATTGTTGATAAATTAAATGATAGGAACAACGAATATCTTAAAATTACAAATCAGGGTATAGATGGTGTCGTTATTGGACAAGAAAATGCTTATTCCCTAGCTAAAGCTACTGCACGTTATGCTCCAAAATTCAAACCCCTTGATCGGGATATGGAGTATCGAGCTAATTATGTTGCAGATGGCATATTTAGAGAGTATCCGGAGCAATTTGAAAATTCCAAAATCACACCTCCTGGTTATATTCCTTATTATTTAGATCCTAAATTAAACTATTCTACAGGTCTTCCATATCTTAGTTTCTTAAAGAAACGTAGAGAATTAAGGACTTTGGGTTTCGAAGAAGGTTTAATCAATCAAACAATCGATAATTTACGCAATGGCACATATCCTAACCAATTCTATCATGCTTTTGCGAAGTCTCAAGTGGTAGATGCACAGAAGTTATTGGCAGGCAAAGACATTAGGTCAGTCACTGCCCAAGATCTTACAACTTATTTCTTAGATCAGGTCGTTCAGTTGGAAAGAAATAAAAGAATAACTTGGCGAACTACGGGTGTTGGTATCGGAATGATCTTAAATCAAAATATGCGATTCTTATTTTCAGAAATGAAAAAATTTATCGCTGAGGGAGGCGTTCTAGTCGAAGCTGATGCAACTCAATTTGATTCAAGATTAAATCCTTACGCATTCCAAGTTCTCAAGAAACTAGCTGCACTCTCATTTAAAGACCATTGGAAAGGAACAGAAATTGCGTCCATTTTCAATGCAAAATATGATAAAATGCAAGATGCTTATATATTCAATATCACCGAATATCCTCACCAAATTTTCTCTTTAGGAGTAGATTCCCATGCTACTTACGCCTATCTTATAGAGACAGAACCAGATAAGTATATAACTTATTTGGATTTTGTAAATCATTATAATGATGGCGAATACCTTAAAGACAAAATAGTCCTTACTACAGCTAAACACGGACATGACAATGGTCCTCTGTTCATTCTTACAAACGAAGTCCATAATAATGAAATTTGTACTACTATCAATTCTAATTCCAATATCAAACAAAAGTTAAAACTTAAAGAAGACATACGCAATTTGAAACTTAAACATGTCTACCTTGTGAACGACGATCAGCTCGTTCCAGCTGGTACTATTCCATATGTAGATGAAAATTACGAAATACCACTAGGTATCCATGAATCGAATGCAAAAAAAATTCGAACATGGCGCGGTCTTAAAGAGGGAAAAACTTTTAGCTTAATAAATGCTGCACATTGTAATCTTAAATACCTCCCAGAAGATATAACCATCGGGCAATATCAATACATTCCTTATGTGGGTCTAGTAACCCATAAGAAATATGAAGAGTATGACTATCCTATTATAAATTGTAATTCATCTGAAGAGACCATCATCAATTATAAAGAACAACTTGAACTCTATCGAAACAATAAAGATCTCTTACGAAATCTGCATTTCAAGAACCGCGGAGGCGGAACTGGACAAAGTGCAACTAGTTTTGACAATACTTGGGCTTTTAGGGGGACCTTCATCGGCGCCTGGCTCGAGTATCATGATTGGAAATATACTGTCGATGATTTCTTTAAAATGAACAAAATTTACAATAGTGGAGATGACTCTATTTGGGGTTGTCGTATAAAAAGAAAAGATTTGAACATGGCAAAATTTATTGATGCTTTCCACGTTTATGGAATGGATTTAGAAGTTGAATTACATAACGACATTGAAATGATCCAATATTTAGGTAATAAAGTTTACCGTCTCGACAAGAAACTCCATCCTGAAGTCCATTATCAATATAGAATGTACAATATATTGAAACATAAAAATAAGAACAGTTTGCCTGATGAAGAATGGCCAGATTTGGTCGTTTATCATGATCCTACAGCAGTTTTACTACGTCGTACTTCTTTCAGATACTATCAAGCAGGTATCAAGGGTCGTATTTATTTACATGAATCGTTGATGCGTTCAGTTGGACATGCTTATTTGACAGCTTGGAATCCTGATCTTTATAGGATGATAGCAAATGAATATATTAATGATGTTCAAGAACTAGCAAGATTTTATCATGTTAAAACACAACCTAAATTATGGTTAGGCACTGATCAAAAGCTTGACCGTAATGATCGATACTTCATTCAGGTTTACTTTGAAAAGAAGAAACCTACAGATGATATGAAAGAACGCGAAAAAGAATTTTGGAATCTGATGAGATCATATAAATTCCCCACTTATTATAATGTTTTGAGCGTACAACTTAAAATTCGGGATGTTGATTTAAATCGATATGAGTTATATTATAAGAAATTTTTAAAAGGTGAAACCATATTTTTCGACGTGCCAAACATGATTTTAGATGATAGCACGTGGTTCTTTCAAAAATTACCTCGCCAGGTTTATAAATATCAACCTAATATATTAACTTTATTTCCTGAACCTACATTTTTCACCAACCATAGATACACTGAAAAGTTTATCTACCTACACAATTATTATCAAGACGAAGATATTGTCTACGAAAATGGATTAGTAGTAAATATTAAGTTCCCAGGTGTATCAGAGTTCCAATCTTTAGTTTCTCAAGCCCCAGTAGGAGGTTGCTGTGATACGTATAGTTTCTTATATAATTTAAGGAACAATACAGATTACCAACAAAGAATCTTCCAGTTTAGAAAAGAGAAACAACAAGAATGGACTCCGATAATAAATCCCAAAGCTACATACGCTAGTGCCGTTACAGTTGCAACTATCGTATACATCTTACTTTATTATGCTGAACTCTGGATAATGGGAATTCCAATCTTAAATTTCCTTTGGAATTTAATGATTAAGTTATTTATTGATTTGCCAAAAATATATTCCATCGGTAATTCTGCTTACTGGCATGCGTATGCTAAGTCCTCTACGGAATTATCTGCTATCATACCAAGAGATTTATATATTCAGATGAAACGGTTTTCAGTTTTTGTTGTTGATAATATCCATCTCAGCGTGTTTCAATATTTACCATTTTATTATCTCATGTTACCCCTCGCTGACATTTCCGATACTTTTGCCCGACTTATAAGAAAGCAGCAACAAGCAAAGGAACAGCCCCATGAGAGACAAGATGCTGATGGTAAAAATGTAAATTATGAAGCATGGACTAACTTAATGGAAGAGAATAGTCATTTTCATCAGTTGTGGAAAACCTCAACTGGTGTAAATTCTAAGGCTATGATCTTAAATTCAGGTACTGGTACGGGAAAATCATCACGTTTTCCATTTGCTCTTTATATAAGACGTGATCTTTATAAATCCACAAAAGCAAGTCAATTTAAAATGATCATTTTAGTTCCATTGAAAGTGTTAAGAAACACGTTTAAAGTAGATGGTGTAGAATCCTTTTCAGCCACTAGGCAAATTTCATCTTCGATTCATTACCTTCAAAAGATTCAATCTGGAATCAATATTGATAATCATCCTTCGGTCCTGTTCTATGTCATGACCTATGGTCATTTCCACGAAAGATATCCTCATGATAACATATTGCAATCAATTGTTAAAGATAATATCCTCATGTTCGACGAGTTCCACTTGATGGACATGGGAATGCTTTCTTCTTATGACTTTTTACTCCCACTAGGGAAACCAGTTTATCACAAATTAATTCTTTCGTCTGCTACACCGCAAGGTATACCTGACATTGAGTCAAATTTGTTTAATTCTGGATTGCCAGATAGATTTAAGAAAACTTTAATTAAACACAATGCAAAGAAAACAGTTGATATCTTACAATGGATTTCTGAAATGCCAGAATATTCTCAATATACTGATTCAGATGGCAAAATCATAGTTCGACATCCTTACATCAAGGATTTTCCCTCCTTACGTGAGGGTATTCAGGAATCAGTTCCTAAACGTTCCGTTTATGAATTGACTTCTGATAATTCTCATCTTCCTATTCCTACCACTCAAGTTATACTTGCAACAAATGTTATAAATCAAGGAATTGATCTTCCTGGTAGAATGTGTCTGATAGATGGAGGTGAAACAATTGGTAATCATCGTAATCAAATGGTCAAAGGCCCTACTAGTCCTCTTGAGTTCAACCAAATTTCGGGAAGAATTGGTCGAACATCGGATGGTATTTACGTATATCATCCACAAGCGGGTACTGGTAAGGTGTTACAGTCATATGGACCACTTAGGTATTTTTGTTCTAAGACAGCCACTAGGCATTTAAACGTTCCACAACTGTATACCTTCGATGTTGATAACGAAACCGTGTTCACTCCTACTCCATTTTTAAAATTTTCTGATAATTGTACTTGGTCAGTATCCAGAAAACGCATTTCTGCTTTAGTTATCGCACTTTACGGGGATAATTTAAATGAAGAGACAATTTCCTTAACTTATAACGCTATTGCTTCCCTAAAAGTTTCTGAAGAGTTAACATACTACAGAACAATTTTAGATCCTAATGGTAGGGAATTCCCGACAGTAATTGAATTACTTAAGAGACCAATAAGCGATCATGTTGTAGAGATTTTACGAAACCCCGAATTCATGTTCATAGGCTTACATACTGAAAAATTTTACGATAGAGATAATGTCCAGCTGCCTCAGAATACAAGTTATATTAGGGACAACATTAACTTCTTTTATGTAACTACATTACAATATAAAGACTTTAATATTGGACCTTGGCGAAATCAACAAGAACAGTACTCATCCACTAGGAAACCTGATTCACAGACTGATCTATTGTATAAAATTTTCAAAAATCAAAAGTATAATCATTTACTGACCACTGCTGATCCCTCAAATTTCAAAAAGAGATTGAATTCTCTTCTTCGACAAACCCTTAGGCAATCAATTCGTGATCGCCCTCAAGCTGAATTTTCAGAAGAAGTATTAGATATTGACTGTCAGTTTGACCTATCATTATCGTTACAACCAAACACTTATCGTAAAAAGAAGCTCCAACGGTTAGTTAATTTTATCAAAAGTAAGGTAACTATTATTTCTAATAAGTATGTGGGACTAGTTAAGAATTGTGGACAACGTCTGAAGTCGGACGCGCAACAATTAATTACAACCACTACTTATAATAATACTACCTCTTTTAATAATATTAATAAATCTACAGCATCTTCTACTTTAAGTCAAGGAAATTATAATAATTCAAATGAATTTAAAGCACAATCCTATATTCCTATCAGCAGGTCTTATTTAACTAATAATAATAATATACATCATTATCAAAAGAGCAATTTTCCGGCTTAGGTGTGGGTAAGGAGTATCCGGAATACCTCCCCATTATTATACCACTAGGTACATAAGGTTTATGAGAATACTACTCATAATAAAAACATTTCCTTATAATTAATTAAAATATATTGTTATAATTAGTTATCTTACTCTTCTTCGTCCTACGCGGTTTATGACGTAAAACTAGATTCAGACAGAAATTTTAAGAACAGAAACTTTATTTGTAGAATGCGTTAATTTGGGGACACTAATCAATGGTAGTAGAAAAGCATAACAAATATCGTTGTCATACAATAAAATTTCAAACTCTTTTTCTGATACGGTTTAGAGCCCGAGAAGTCATTCTGAAACATTTTTAATAATTTCAAAATTCCCACTAGGGATAATAAGAAGTTTAAGTTAATTCCTAAACTTCATGTCAGGTCGTTGTTAAAACGCTATATCTCTCAAAAATCTGGGATATACTACCTGTTAGGAGATCAACAAGTGGTAGTCATACACTTGCACAAAAATTGACAACCCTTATTACCGCAAAATAATTGCGCCCGGGAACGGTATACTTGTACCGGGATCTGAAGTTACTTCAGGGTAAATAAGAAAAGTCCAAAAAGATTAAGACTATAAAAGGTATCACCAATTAAGACAAGAAATTTTTTGTTTTAAATCACAAATATAATCCCCATGTAAAACATACTGTCTGGGAAGAAAGGACAATGGGTAAGCCAACCTTGAACAGGGCGGCTAATGAATTATATCTCTGTCGATTTAACAATTATAATTGTCAAGTCAAACAACTGGCGTGGAAAATCTTTCAATTTTAAATCACAACTAATGGCATTCAACCTTGAACAGGAAGAATAAATCATTAGCTCTGCAGATTTAATTGTAAGTGCTTCTTCTAGCGTGGTTGGTGTGTACGAAAGTTCCACTGCACATGGCGTCAAAATTCAAACTCATTTAAATATGTCATAATTTAAATGTTTAAATATTCACAGTCCAATAAAATGAAGACTCAAAAAGCTATCTCTAATTTGAAAATATGGGCAACCATATTACTAATTATACAAAAGAAATCTTATTCAATCGATCATAAATATGAATAAGTTATTATCAAAAATGATTCAAAATCAATGTTTTTATAATCTTACACGTAAAAGTGAAGTCACTTTCGCGTTTGGTTATAATTACGAAGACTAGAATCTTTTTGATAATATCTTGCAATGGGTTATGAACAAAGAACGTTTTCTGACATTCCAATTCTAATTTTAATCCCTTATCCATTTCTTGATGTTAGCTGAAGTCGGCTACTCAAGATTTAGATTTAGGACAAAATTTGAAAAGGTTTTAAGAAAACAGGACCAATACTTAATGGACCTTGTTCTTAGCTCAGGGGTCGGCCGATTGGTTTAAAATCCAAATCGGAGAGAGCTCTATATAACATGATGATCGTGATACATGTTAAATATAACTCACTTATAATTAATGTTTTGTGCATAGATGTAGATCTTATGTCTAGGATAGATGGGTTTTCTTTTCCTTGTTCTGATCTTACTTACCGTCCTTTCGGCATAGTGAGCAAAGTTCAATAGGAGAACAC